CGGCGATTGATGCAGTAGTAGTTACCATACCTGCTGACGGTATATTCTGAACAATCTGGTCGGGAATAGAAAGTGTCTCAAATACTGGGAGACATTCTTTCCCGACCGTTTCGTATGCAACGATTTTTCTATTTCCTTCTACAATCTTTCCAACAGGATCCTTTAACTGCTGTGCCCTCGTAGGACACTCAGGTTTTTCTGGAGTTGTCTGCTTTGGAACCCCTGGAGTTTTTGTTTCTGGTGGTTCTGGTTTTGGTGGTGGTTTATATGCAGGTGGTTCTGGTGGTTCCTGTTCTAATACAATCTTATTTCTGTCATAATCAATAGCAGTGTAATACGGTGTTCCCGCATCACACAGAGTCATAATACCCTTATCGTCTTCATTCTTTAAGTTTACATTTTCCTTATTGTCTTTATGTGCCTCAACGCATCCAGGAATATTGACAATAGGAGTTCCTACCTCCATGGTAACTGGAGGTAGGGCAGGAAGTGCCATAGGTGGATCCGATGACATCCACTTTGGAACATCATGAATAACAACGTCACGTATTCTAATATTATTAAGTCGAATATCAGGGATTGGCATTACTCAACCAGGGTGCCGTGTGCTCTCCTGATTTCTCTCAACTCCTCAAAATCTTTTTGCTTAGTACCACCGTCATATGCCCAGGCATATCCTTCCTCAATCATTGCTTCGTTGAGTGACAATGCTGCGTCCCCAAGGTATAACCACCCAAGAAGACGACCATACTTGCCAACCCCACCGACAAGTTCAGTACGGATAACAAGATCATCATCACCAGCCAACGCCCCTTCCAGTTTTTCTTTGAGCCAGTTGGTTGCGTCGATTCCAAGGGCTTTCTCCTCTAGGTCTCTTGTGCGTTTTTCGGGAGTATCTACACCAGCAACTCTTACTCTTTCTTTCTTAAAGAGATCAAATCCCAAATCGATTGTGACATCAATCGTGTCACCATCAAGAACTTTATTAATCTCAACTACTCGGAAGTTGTAACACGACTTCCTGTTGGGGGGAACCATTGCGCCCATGATCGATCTCCTTTGCGTCTACTGCTGTTGCAATTCCGATTAGTGTAATGGCAGCAGTTATGACGGCACCGGCACCCCATACCCACTTCTCAAGTTTACGAACACGATCACGGAGTTCCTCCGCCATCTTCTCAGCGTCTTCAATCCTGTGTGTCAGCAGTGCTATCAGTTGATCCTGATCCGCGTCTTTCTGGTTGATTTGATCCGCCATCGTCCAATTCATCAAAAGCCATACGCATTATATAGACGATATAATACGTTACACCAGCAAGAAGTATTATCAAACACCAGATAATACTCCAAGTTACATCGTTTACATCATGTAAAGGTCTCAGAATGAGGTTCATTAACAATCACTAATTGCAGAGTTCACCAAAGACCCTGCTGAAGATCCAATGTTATTTCCTAACAATGAAACCCATCCTGCTGCCAACCAACCAATATATGGAATATTCATTACTGCAGGGACACCGACGCCAGCAGCAATAGCACTACCTGCCATCGCACCTTGACTTCGTGCTCCAGCGTCCGCCGCGATACACTCTGCGCTTAGGGCACTCTTTCCCTCATCGTCCGGCGTTGAGGCACCTCCGATGTTTCTTACACCTTCCGCAGTGTATTGATCACGTCTCCATTCTCTTCTAACCTCAGTGCCACCACGACCAAAGAATCCTTTCTTCTCTTGGTCAAGACTCAGTGATCTCTGTGACTCAAGAATAGCAGGATCGTTTGCTTTATATTCAATTGTATATCCGTCCTTACCTGCCTCTATTTTGTAAGAGGAATATGGAGTACCGCGTGGGATGTTAATGGTCGGAACCTGAATCCTATCAGGTTCTCTCCTGACCAAATGTCCCAACACACCGATGTGTGCAATCGCTACTATGCTGCCAAGACTAATGGCAGTCCACTTGAGGTAAGGTTTCATATCACATCTTGTATGGAGGTTGTTCTGAATCTGTTACGATTTTGATTGGGCCTTGCTCGACTCTAATTGTTTGAGCAGGAGCGGTCTCCTTTGCAGCAGCGATCAGTCTTTCAAGGTCTGCCTTAGTGATGGCACCAGGTCCACCAGCAGCGGCACCATTGGCACCGTTCATCTTCATCGTACCATCGCCAGATTTTTTCGCCGTCTGGACTCCGAAGGTAGCTAGAACCCCAGTGAACACGCTGGCTATGAAGGTCGGATCGATCTTCTGCTGTGGCAAACCAGGAATGGTCACATAGTTGAGGGTGAGAATGCCACCAGACCAAACTAGAATACCTAGTCTTACTAAGGTACTGATGACTGCCATCTGTTCGTCAGCATCCTCAACTTTATCTTTCAGTCTTCCAAGAGGACCTTTCTTTTTAGGTTCTTCTTTCTTTACTTCTTCGGGCATGAGTCACCGGCAAAGGCAACTCTATTTAGCAATGGCGTTTTTCAAAACAGTCTCTAAATGCATATTACCGTGAAAATATCCTGCCACAATAATAGCGATAGCAAAAAGAAAACATGCCACTAATCCAAGGACTAATGGCATGGTTGGATTTTCAGGTTTATTTGATGTATCCATTCTCCCGCAACCACTCACCCGTCATAGGAGTTGGTTCATAGTCAGTCCACATGGTTCCTGCAGCACATGATTCAAGTGCTGCTGCAGTCATGCCTTCAGTATGACCTGCCCAGTATGCTTCTTTCTCCCAGGGAATTGCCTTTGGTTGAGACTGATAAGCACTCTTTGCGATTGCCTGATACATACGAGGAACATCTTCTTGATCATGAATGATGGCAATAAAGTTGTTCTCAATTGTTCCTGCCATGCAGTCTTGAGCAGCGTGCCATCCTTCGTGACGCATCACTGACATCATAGTGCCAGGGCGATGCATATGAGCAACATTCAGAAAGAAGTTGTTACCTACAGTATGATAGACACCACGATGACCGATTGGGAAGTATCGCATATCTGCTAGAAAAACCCTAGCTCCGACCTTATTAAGTGATCGGACGAGAGAGTTAAACTCATCAGCAACAATACCGTAATCAATATCAGCCAGTTCCTCATGCTTATTAAGGTCGGAAACTGTTTTGAGTTCTTGAACATGGTCGGTACACTCTAGGAGCAACATGCACCCCTGAGCATGGGGAGTGAAGTACTCATCTTCTTTGATTGGATCAGCAAGTGCTGGTGCAGACATAGCAGCTGCTGCCAGCAGACTCATAATAATCTTTTTCATATCAGAAAGGAAGGGAAGGACCAGATGTAGAAGGAATAGCACCGCCAGTGGCACTAGGGAGTTCAGGCAGAGCAGCATCCATCATCGCTGGAAGTGCTGCTGCGATTGCTTCTGTTGCTGCCTTAGCAACGTTCTCTTTTACACGTTCAGCAATAGCATCACGACGGAGATAAACAACCGTTCCTCCACCGATGATACCTGCAGTTCCTACAAATGATAGAACTGCTAATACATTAATTACCTTTTGCATAATAAGCCTCGTAATATTTTACAATCCCCGCAGTGTTCATGTTGCCTTGAGAGACCCAATCCTGAACACACTCGTAGATTGATTGACTGGAGTATTTAGGTTGACCCTCCTCCATTTCTCCACCGTATCTTGCAAGAAGCACCGTAAGTGCTTGTTCTCTGACTTTCATTTTCTGGTCGCTGTAGCGCCAATCATCGATGGACATTTTCGGAACCGCCTTGAAAGTTTTCAGAACCACCAATAGGATTCAACTGAGTGGTGGTTTTACCAGATTTAGTTGCCAAGTCATACATCTCCTGATGAATGTTAGGAGATTCTTTCGTCTCTTGAGCGTAATAGTTCATAGCATCCTGTTTGAATGCTTCATATTCGCGTTCCATATAATCCATATTGGCATCAGATACAGCAGCAAGACCGAACCATTCATCTTCTTTGAGAACCCTAGGAGCAGGGACACCAACATACGAACCATACCCTTGGGTAAAATGTCCAGGACCACACTCTTGAATAGGTGCTTCAAGTTTATCACAGTCAACGATTCTTTCATCGATAGCGCATTCAACCTTATCTGATTTGGTTCCTAGAATGTCCTTGAGAGCGTCTGTAAGAGTTTTAATCATGTCTGCCAGTGATAGTGGTAGAAGTTTCCTTTATTGTGGCACATCGGGTCTTCTGAGGCAACCCTATTTTTGAGTAGTCTTTGACCTTTGAAGTCAGTCCGATCACCGATGATGCTGTATGCCTTTAGAAGGTTTTCTTTTCCTTCCTCCGACTTAAGTCTATTTACAAGAGCAGGGTTAGCAATTGGTCGAGATTTGGTGAAACCCTCATATTGACCTGGAGCATATACAACTCCAGCGACCGTGTTTGGATAATAGGGACTCCTTACACGATTAAGAACTGAGACTGCGACACAGTATTCATCCATGGTTCCCTTTGCAGCCTCAACCTGAATGGTCTTAGCAAGATGAACGTAATCAACTCCGCTAAGTGCCATGATAAGTGCGAGCATAAAAATAGGGAACAAATTTGCTCCCCAATTATAGTGTATTCTGTTTTGCGTGTCAAGCGGATGGAGGAATGTATGCGGGTTGCATCAGACCACCACCAGGTCCATTGTCATCATCATCAACATTTCCATCGGTCAATAGGGCTGCAAAGATAAACCCTCCTACCAATGATGCTGCTATGACTAACATGTCGCTCACCACAATCCTGGGATGACTTGACCTGTTGCGAGATAGGATCCAACAGCGGCGACGAAACCGACCATCGCTGCACGTCCAT